ATAAAATCATCCATTATACTATATATAATTCTATTTTATTCTATTTAAAAGAAATAAACAATTAATATTTATATAATAAAATGATATAATGAAAAAATGATACTATACAATTACTTATATATCAAAATAATATAATGAAACGCATTCAAGGAATACATAATAAAACAAAGGATGTTGATATTATTAATCAACCTTATAATAATAAAAATGTTATCCTTCAATGCGAAGATCTAATACAATTATTTAATAATAATGGATTGAATAATATTCATTTTAAGAACATTGATTTATACAGGGTTGCATTTGTTCATAAATCATATTGTACTATGAAAAATACCGATTTTGATAAAAGTAATATTAATTGTCCCGACGACTGCATCCCACTCCAAGATATGTCCTATGAACGCCTTGAATTTCTTGGCGACGCCTTAATAGGTATGATTGTTGCAAATTACCTATATAGTAGGTTCCCAGACCAAAATGAAGGCTTCTTATCTAAAATAAGAACCAAAATAGTTAATGGGAGAATGCTGGGATATTTATCAAATAAAATAGGTTTTCAAAAGTTTGCAATAATTTCAAAGCAGGTTGAAGAGACAGGTGGCAGAAATAATTATAAAATTATGGAAGATATATTTGAAGCATTTATAGGTGCCTTGTTTCTTGATTTTCAGACAGAGAGCGACAAAGTGCAACTTCCAAATAGTATTAAACTTGCTCCCTTTACAGGTGCCGGATATTTTATAGTTGAAAGCTTTATTATTTATATTATTGAAAATTATATTGACTTTTGCGAATTAATAAGAATTAAGAATAATTACAAGGATATGCTTGTATCTTATATGATGCATAATCTTCAAGATACACCCAGGTTTTACGAAGTTAAAATATCATTAAAGGACAATGTTCGCGTTTTTACTTATTGTATAAAAGATAGAAATAATGCAATTATTGCAACATCAACTGGGTTCAATAAAAAAGATGCAGAGAATAATGCAGCAAAAGAAGCACTATTATATTATAATGTAGATATATGTGAATATAATTCAAATATATAAAGATATTATATAACCAAAATATAATTGAAATATATTTTTATATTTATACATATTTAATGGATAAATTAAATATTACACATCTTGTTTTAGCAGGAGGTGGTATGAAAGGTGTTGTATATGTGGGGGCGTTGAGATATTTATATATAGAAAATTTACATAAAAATATTACACATATTGCATCAAATTCGATAGGTTCATTTGTTGCATTATTCATTGCATTTAGACTTACAATAGAAGAAATAGAAGAGATAGTCTATGGAACATCGCAAGATTATAATTTATGCAATATACCTACTAAACGTTATTATAGGTTCATATCAGATTTAGGCTTATGCGACATTTCACATTTTTTAGAACATTTAAGAAAGATATTACGTGTTAAATATCCAGAGTTTAATGATATTACTTTTAAAGAGATTTCGAAAAAGTTTGGAATTAATTTATATTTTTCAGCGACAAATATAAATAGATGCGAAAATCGTATTTTTTCAATTGATGATACACCAGATTTATCGGTATTTACTGCTTGTGAAGCATCAATGGCTGTTCCGCTAATATTTAAGCCTGTTGAAATTGATGGTGAATATTACTACGATGGTGCTTTGTCAAATAATTTTCCTATCAAAATATTTTCGCATATTTCAAAAGATAATATTATTGCAATGGTAATATATAGTGAAAAAGAGAAATATATCCCTTCAACAACGAAGATAAATATTTTTTATATATTTAGACAAATATGGAAAATGTTTGAAATATTGCGGATTAATCAAGTGACGATGAACGAAATTAAAATAGAAGATAAGGATTATTATTATGTACCTAAAAATAATACTATGCAACAATCTATAAATTTCATTGTGAATAGGAAGGGGGTCAAAATAGAATTATCACTTGAACAGATTGATGAGATGATACTCTATGGTTTTACAAGTATGATAGAGTTTATTGAAAATCGTAAAAAATTACTTGCTGATAATAACAAGATAAGACTAAAAGATTATACTGAATTATACTGAATAATATATAATATTATTATAGTAATATATATATAATATATAATGATCAATGAACCATATATATTTCTTTTGGACTTGGATGGTACTATAATCGGTGATTGTAGTTATCAATGCGACATATACAATATACAAGAAATAATAAAAAAAAATATAATATTAAAAAATAATAATATTCAATTAGTTAATCTTGCAAAATACAAGGCATTGTGCGACAAAATGCTTGAGAACTGCTATAGTTTGCAGTCGAAATTACTGCGTCCTCATTTTGCGACATTTATGACTGATATGAAAAGAATATTTCCAAATAGTTATTTCTTTATTTACACTGCATCAGAGAAGACATGGGCAAACAAGGAAATATTAATTATCGAGAAGCAAAATAACATTAAGTTTAACAGACCAATATTTACAAGAGATAATTGCTTTAAAGATAATACAGGTAATATTAAAAAATCTGTAATAAAAATACTACCTCAATTATTAAAAGCAATAAAAATGCCAAAGACACATTCGATTACTAACAATATCATTATAATAGATAATAATCCGACATTCGTAGATTACACTGATAATTTATTAATTTGCCCAACATATGATTATTTGAAGTTTCATAATCTCTGGGAAAACATTCCTCACGAGTACGCCAAAATATCAGAGCTAAAGCATTTTGTTTCAAGATTAATATCAAATAAAAAGATATATATTAAAAATAATCCTGCAAACACTATAATATTAGAAAAGTTTCATAAATGGTTATATAGAAAATATAAGAAAATAAATAAGTTTAATAGTAAATACGAGAATGATACCTTCTGGTTAAATTTATCTACATTGATTAAACATCACAACATAACAATATTTAATAAGAAGACTGTTCATTTATTGCACAAAAGTGTATAATTATTATGTATTATAATTACATGATATAAATTATATATAAATATATGTATTCTATATATATTTAAAATGATATATATAAGTTTTGATATTGGTATTAAAAATCTCGCTGTGTGTATTATGAAAAAAACAGACAAGCTTTCTATATTGGATTGGCGTATTATATCTTTGGCAGAGACGAAGAAAGAAATCAAAGGGATTGAAGATATATCAGAGAGAATATATATTGAGTTAGATAATATAATTGGAGATTTAAAAGAAAAAGGGGTCAATACAATAGATTATGTATTGATTGAAAATCAACCATCGAACTTAAATGGGCTAATGAAAACAATACAGTATATTATTTATTGTTATTTTAGTCTTCTTAAATATTGGGATAAAATTGTAGATAATGTGGTTCTTGTTAATGCATCTCTTAAAACAAAAACGCACGACTTCAAACCAGATATACAGCTTAAAATGGAAAATGCGCAAAAAGCCAAAACCGGAAAAACCGCCAAAAACTCTAAAGGTTTTAGAAGTGATAAATACAAAATGAATAAGCAGACCAGTATAGAAATATGCAAGCATTATATAAAAGATGATGTGCATTTATGCGAGATATTTGACAATAACAAGAAGAAAGACGATTTATGCGATGCATGTTTGCAAGCAGTCTCTTATATTAGACTTAATGATGCAGACACTGTGAATGGAACCATTAATAAATTTGATAAACTAACCTATATGATTCCGCCGTATTATTATTTTAGTTCTTCTGTCATAAATACTATGTTCTCGCATACTATAAATAATCCTAATAATTTGGTTGTAGACGATTATGGAGATAACATTAGCGTTATCCCTTTTGGGCATAGATGCACTTCGGCGCTTGCTTGTAAATATAGCAATGTTCGCAAATATTCATTGCCATTTGATTGGGTTATGCCATTATTTCCTAACAAAATCAAAAACATATTAGAAAATAATTTTGATGGTTTTGTTCCTGATGTTCGCAACAAAGTGTTTACTAATAAATATGATATTACATTTCATCATTTTAATTCGGATGTAGAGAAGGGCATTGACGAGCACAATAGACGTATAGAGAGATTTACTAAAATTATAAATGATAATAAAAAAATATACTTTGTATATATTAACGAAGATTATTTATACGATGAGCTTTATCGCGAAGATGGCTTTAATAAGAATGCATTTAATGAAATGTTAGAACTTGAAAAATATTTGAAATCTAAATATATTAATATTGATTATAGTATTCTATATTTAGATTTCAAACATCACGACGTTCCTACTGGTTCTAATATAATTACTGTTGTATTAAATAGTACTAAAGTATATAATAATAGGAATGTTTCGCCATACGAAGATTTTCGCAATTATTGTGGCAAAATATTATCTGAATTATTTAACACCGCTTTAACATTGGATGGATATAATAGTGGTGTTTTTAATGATGAATAGTCAGACATATAGATATTATAATCATATTATAATTGTAAATTATCGAATGCTTGTTTAAACGCATCATTATCATATGCAAAGTTATATACAATATTTTTAACCTGTTTATTGACATTTACTTCGTGAATACCTTTGATAAGACATTCGGCAACCTCAATATGACTGACATTTTTGTGTTTGAAACTTCCTCCAGAAATTAGACAAATACGCACATAATCAATTTTTTCAGTATCCATTTTATTGTTATAATGGTAAATTGCGTTTGCTATATTCTTACCAACTATATAAACAGCATTCTTAAAATTATCTGCAGTGCTTCTTCCTCCTTTGGGTCCTACACAGTATATCATCGCTTTATTTGCTTCATTATTATAGGGTGTGTTTTTCAAGATATCTATGAAAATGTCCCCTGGATACAAACTATTATTTAAAAAGTCGCAAATACGGCTCTCCGAAATATACAGATACATATCTTTAAAATATGGATTGTTTTCAAACTTACTTCCTTTTTTAAATGCGTCAAAGTGATGCAAAGTTCCTGCTTTTGAAATTAAATATTCATTATTCACTTTATTCAAATATTTAGTTATTGAATATGTATCCGGAATTAAATCTTCTTCTTCCTTGACATTATAACAATCCATATAGCAAGATAAATGCATATTTGTAGATAATTCATATAATTCAGTATCGCAATTGTCAGTTCTAATTGCGATGTTAAATGCTTTGTTTATAGCACCACCACCAACATATAATCGTTCGTCCCCCGCGTTGAGAGAAGCCATAAATGTGGATGGTTTGTCTTCAGTATTTTGATATATATAGCTTGATTGCTCATAAACAGGTGTAAAATATTTTATTTTTTCTTCAAATGTGTATTTGAATGTATCAATTGCTACTTGTGTTGTATTATCCATATCTTGTAATGTTTTAATTAAGTAAAAGTAT